TACTATTTACACATGATAAAGATGAATCAAATGTCGCTTTTGGTTTTAGAGGTGGTCCTAGAGGGAGGGAAATGACTTTGTTCCAAACGACCGGTGGTCCGTTGGATTCATCATTCACAGTAGATGATACGCTATCTACAAATCTTCACATATTCGGTGATATATATACATCAAATGCAGTGGGTGTAGCAAACATATATCCAACACACGACCTCTGTGTGGGTTCTAACCTCTTTGTTGAGGATACAGGATCAAATGTTTTAGAAGTACACGGTAACACATATACACGTGGACTGAAAGTTGGACCCGGTGGTATCGTTGTAAATGGAAATTTACTTACTATAGAACCTGGTACGCTAACACCTGTGGTGATAAACAGTAATGTGAAGATGAATGCTTTGCGTACGACGGGTGCAGCACCCTCGGGTATATCCAATTTGGCACCCACCGATACATTGGCTATTGGAAATAAGTTATACGTCAATTTAACCGCCGCAAATACACTCACTATATTTGGCAATACGGTGACAACAAATCTTATTACACAATCTATTAGTTCAACATCTAATATAACAATTCACAGTGACAGATATGGTGATGATAGTCTCGTAAATCCACTTATCCTTAAATCTGGACCAACTTCCTCAAATGTAAGTTCTATTGAGATATATGGTGCGAGTACATCCAATACTCATCAAAATATTATATTCAAAACCAGAAATGATGAGAAAATGAGAATTACATCAAACGGTCAAATTGGTATAAATACAACAAATCCAACGCAAAAGCTTACTGTAAATGGAAACGCTTTTGTTATGGGTAGTAACGTGATGATGTTTGGAAACTTATGGGGAGGTTCAAACTATTCGCTCGTAACTTCATCCTTTTTAACCTCTAATACCTCTATGCAAATGTTTTCAAGTCGTGATGTAGGTGAAAACAAAGTTGAAAATATCGTTGGAACAGGTAAGGGTCTCAACTTTTATGCGAGTACCACACCCATTATGGGTACTCCAAAATTGACCATATTGGAATCAAGTAATGTAGGTATTAACACTCAAACACCTGAGAGTACGTTCCACGTAAATGGATTGACTTCATTCATAAATAATCAAGTCACTAGACGGAACGGGTATAATCATTTGGGAATACCGCTAGTAGTCAGTAATGCACAACCTATTACGAGTACTTCAGAAGTAGTACCCGTGTTACATCTAGCTAGAGAGGGTACCGGCTCTGAACATGCTGCGAAAGCTGCGTTTCATTTAGGAAAGCATGAAAAAAGTGCTGGAACTTCACATAGTAGACTTGACATTGTAATGGGAGATGCCGATTACGCCGTGGATACCAGTGTTATGACAATTTTGAGTTCCGGTAAAGTTGGTATAGGTGTTACACAACCAGAATCCCATCTAGAAATCGCATGTACGGGTATAGCAGATCCTACTGAAAATGGTATGCTTGTTCACAACAAAACCTCTGGTGACGCTATATTAGCGGCGCAAACCAATTTGGCGAATGGGAACGCTTTCACCTCCTATATACAAACAGATGGTGTAACCCTCTCTGGGTGGTCCACTGGTGTGGCGGGTGCTGATGGTGATTTTAGAATTATAAATAACCACGCAAAAGTATCAAGTAACGCCACAGTTGGTTTATATATTAGTGGAGCATCTGGTGATGTAGGTATAGGGACAGAGGTACCTAGGGCTGCTCTTGAAGTCAGTGGTAATCTGGTAATTGGTCACGAATTATCATTTGGTGGTGTAACTGGACAGTTGTTTGGTAATACTCGTATTATAGAGAGACGTTACACCACGGCTCAACCTAGAACCGAATTGTTACTCTTTAAGGGTAATGACGGTGACGGTGGTGATACTGCACCTGATAGAATCAGACATATCGCGGCTGAACACGTGTTCCAAACATATAATAGTTCTGAGAAAGACTTTTATGGTACCGGGGGAATTCTAGCAACTGCAGATGCTAAAGGAAACTTCCCCCTCTGTATCACAGCTCAACAAGATCCTGGTATTGTTGTAATTGGTGGTAATGGAGATACAGCCGCTAATCGTGGAGTGGGTACTAAATTAGTTGTTAATGGTGATATAGAGTTCGATGGTGGTGGTTCGTTCAAACTGTCCGGTTTAGAGTTTTCTACCTCAGATGCAGGTTACAATATTATTAGGAATGTGAAGGATGGCGCTACACGTCGTCCACTTACATTTGTTCATGAACTCACGAGTCTTCTTGACTCTGAGTTTGCACGCTTTGATGAAGATGGGAGATTGGGTTTGGGTACCACGTCACCAACGTCTAACATACATGTGTACGACACAACCCCTGGTGATGTGGATATCATGAAACTCCAAAGTATTGGTAACGATAAACAAACCAATGTACTTCTATACACTAACGAGGGTGAAGGTGGTATAATCAGGGGATTCAGTAACCTTGAAAATGAAACTACGGGACTCGCTCTAGCTGTAGCCCATAACAGTACTATTACACCTTGTATTAATATTGTTAATACGAGTAATGTAGGTGTGGGAACACCATCACCCGCGCGTCAGTTCCATGTTGTTGATCATAGAAATCCACTTCTTGGTGGTACAGGGGTTATGAGAGTAGAGAGTATATCTTCAAATGCCAGTATAGAGTTTACTACCTCTGGTGGTAACTCTAACATTTATGCGGATAGAACCGGTAATGTATACATTCAGCCATCACAAATTGGACGACCTACAACACATATAACAAGTAATCTTGTAGTAAATGGTGATTTGGCGGTAGCTGGAAACATTAATTTCGCACTCATTGCTGTAGGCTTGGGTGGTGAAACGGCCGATACAGATCTTGAAGTTGGTGGGGGTTCAATTATAGGCTCTAATGAAGTTTCTCGTAAAACGTATTCTAAGGCATTTTCTATCGGCGCAGGTAATGCTAAAAATATACAAATCATGTTTGGTCAGGGTTCTTTTTACGCAAAGATAACCATTATACTGCGGAGAACTGATGGATCAACGGTTGGGGATTTAAGTACCCTAGTCTTACATGTACAAGGTGGAACTGGCGACGCGTCACAACCAGCATTGGATGTAGCAATTGGAGAAACGACGATATTTGGTGACAACACAAATGCATTTCCATGGGATCCTCTAATGGATACTGGTCAAAGAGGTATAAGTATATCTCCTTTAAACACTGCTACTCTGCGTGAATACTCATATGATATTTTCATAGAACTAACGACCGCGTGTGGCGGAAAAGTTACAAAAATAACCAGAGATCTTACACAACCAACAAGACTTGATGACGGTGATGGTGGTCAAACTGATATGACAACTTTTGACTACTAATCAATTTTACCATTTAGGGAAAACCCAAAGGTAGAATCAATTTAAAATAATTTTATGCCCTGATGGAATCAGAGACGGCTAGGAATAGAACGCCGACAATGAAAGCCATGACGACATAATTACACTCACTTTCTTCGAGGCCAGCTTCAGGCTTGACCTCGGCCTTCTTTGTCACGACAGGTTGCTCCTGTCGCACATGAGGTTCCATATCCTCCAAAGGACAGTAACCTATCATTTATACTCTACTTAGAGATTAATTTCCGTTTTCTTCTTTCGGCGGGTTCTCTTTGGCTTGGATGCACCGACAGATACCTCCTTGACTTCACCGCCAGTGGACTCTCCTGAAATAGAGACAATATCAGAGACGTCATCGTCGTCCTCATCCTCATTCTGTAGTCTAGTTGTGTTCATTGGTGGTGGAGGGGGCATCATCACACCCCCCATGAGGCTGGAGATGTCAATTCCAGGACCCTGCATCTCATAGTTACCAGTACCACCGACGGGTGCTGCATCAGCAGATCCAGAAGGTGCACGGGTTGTGTTTTGAACCGCAGACATCATGTTCTTCACAAGATCTGGGTTCTGCTTGAGAACATCGTTCATATTGGGGAGGGCGCTCTTGAACATAGAGTTCGTGAGGTGGAACATCATCGCCGAACCACCTAACATCATGATGAGCTTGACCTCTGGTGCGACATTGACCTTAGATCTATACTTCACATAGAGTTCTTCAAAGACACCATCATAGTCATCCACCCCCTCCATCACAGACTCAGACCAGCCCTCCAGTTGAATCTCAAAGGGGTTGTAGCGTTTATTAAGGAACTCCAAGCCAGTCACACAAGCCACAAGCATACGACGGGAAAACCGAACAGACTGTTCAACGTCAATACTGTATGTAATTCTCTTGACTTCTGTACGAAGTTCTTCAACATTAGAGTAGGCGTTCAACCTCTTATTGACAGAAAAACCCTTCTTTTCAAGCCGACCCAACTTGTTAATGAGGTCCGCTTTCTCTTCATCCACCGAGTTGTACCCCTTGGATGGCATCTCACTCTGGGGTCCAGGACCCTCGCCGGCGTCATCAAAGAACATTGGTTCATCTTCACCGTAGTCAATTTCCTCATCCATGTGTGGTTGGGTGGGAGCTGATTGTTTGTTTGGATTCACAAAGGCATCCATAGATTCTTGATGTTGCATTTGGGGTGGAGGTGGTCTACTAGCTACAGGGCGTCGCACAGGCTGAGGACGAGCAGTAGATATTTCAATCTCATCCATGAGAGCCTGTTCATCTGCATCTAATTTCATCACATTAGTAGTTCCACGATCAATGACAATTTCTTCGTCCATCTACTCTCTGTAGGGAAACTATTAAATTACCTTTAACGCACTTTTAAAAAATATATTTGTACATTATAAATGTATAAGCTTAACCGTTCCAACCGTAATGCTCTGATCAGTATTTTCACCCTGGTCGCTGTGATCTTTGTTCTCGGAATTTTCAAAACCACCAGCAAGTATCAACCTAGACCAATTGTCATCAAAACTGTTAACGATAAATCAATCTTTGACCTTGAAGATCGCATCGAGTGTGTCCCTGGTCACACCAGTGAGGGTAGCGCTTACACCAAGAGTCTGACTCCAGGTGGCCTCTGTGGTGCCCAAAAACTCGTGTCCGAGCAAGCTGGCTACGAGATTGAGGATGGAATTGGTGGATCTTTAATCTAAGTTATTATAAATGGCTTTGGTTACTTCCCCCCAAACTATTCCAGATCTTGATCATGAATATCATATCATAACCACCGATTCTATTGGTCAAGACAGCGCCAACACTTTTACTTGCCACCTCCAGCAGCCCCTCAAGAATGTGGTTCAGGCTAGACTCCTCGCAGCTCATATTCACTCCAATGTTGTAACAGAACACTGTTATGTTTCCATTGACGAGCTAGATACCATCTTTAACGACAGGGCTTCTAATGTTCTCACAGGTCAATCCCACATGAGTATGATTAGGGGTTCTTTCGCGAGTATCATCACGGATGGTACAACACATGATGGCGGTAATTCATTGATCTCATTTAAGGATAATTACCCCATCGTGACTCAGTATATAGACCCTATTAGAAGAATTGATCGTCTCGGTATTACGATTAGAGATCAGAACGGCGCCACCATCAAAAATTCTACGGATAATGGTGCTAATTTTTTAGTTTTTAGATTTATGTGTAGAAAACCAAACTTGTAATTTTCTCCCTTTAAAGTAGTAATAACATGTCTTCGGGTATAGTTCAACTTGTAGCTATCGGCGCTCAGGATGAGTACATCATGGGTAACCCAGAGATATCGTTTTTTAATTCCACGTTTAAAAGACATTCTAATTTTTCACAATCCGTTGAGAAGCAGACGATACGCGGAGATGTGAAAAATAATTCAATGTCAAGTGTCCAGATTGAAAAGTCTGGTGATATGCTTGGCTACATCTATATGACTATAGATGATACAAATCAAGCTTTAGATACTTCTCGTTGGGATCTTCTCATTGATAAAATTGAACTCCTGATAGGTGGTTCTGTCATTGATACACAAGATTCCATTTTTACCGAAAAGATTGCCATAGATACATTTGCTCAAAATGTTTCTAGAAGTGCACTCGGTACACACCCTGGTGTGAGTGCACGTTCTTACTTTTACCCCCTTCGCTTCTTCTTTTGTGAGGGTCCACAGTGTGCACTCCCTCTCGTGGCTCTCAACTACCACAATGTTGAGCTTAGAATTCACTGGGGTGAACAGGCAGCCAACTATAATTTTGAAATGTATGCAAACTACTACTATTTAGATAACGAAGAGAGGGGTAACATGGCTACCCGAACCCACGATCTTCTGATCACACAGGTGCAGAAAAATATCCCAGGTGGTGAGACCACACAGGATCTGATATTCAATCACCCAGTTAAATATCTCGCGTCGTCTGATACCCGTATTGACGGTGCCCTCACTTCACCAACAAATAAAATAAAATTAAGCATAAACGGAGTTGAATTAACCAATTATAAATGGGGTAAACCCCACTTCATTGATGTTATGAGCTACTATCATACAAACAATGTGACATCCCCAGATTTCTTCCTCTACTGCTTCTGTCTCATTACAAGTTCACTTCAACCAACGGGTACCCTAAACTTCAGTAGAATTGAATCAGCCAAAATCATGAGTGAAACTTTACCTATAGAAGACCCAATTTATGCAGTCAACTACAATATCCTTCGTGTGCAAAATGGGATGGCGGGCCTCCTCTATGCAAATTAATTTACCACCCTATATTAAATGGTCAAGAACTTGCCGACAGTGGAGAGATCTACCAAGATTAGGTTTGGTAAGAATGTCCCAGATTCCACTGATCAGGAGGAAAATACCATTGTCTTCAACGCGGGTAATGTTTTAGTTCCAACACCATATAGTAACGCTGTATATTTGTCACCTATCAGGAACAGGAGTAATTATCAAGCTCCCGAGATTGTACTTCTAATGTATGACCGAAATACAAAGGAAATTACAGAATCTGGGGAATCCGCAAATGCCCTAATAGGTGGTGTGACACTTAATACAGCTGTACAACGCTCCAATGCAACATCCAACACTGTTCAGTTTGTGGGTGGGGGTATGTTAAATAATAACGTTGGTTTCGTCACAGATTCAAATGTTGGTATTTCAAACTTAAATCCCCAACATACATTGAGTGTTGGTTCAAACCTCTACGTAGATGAGTTTGGTTCAAATGTCCTCGTTGTTTCGGGTAATGTCGCTATTTTAGATAACCTCGTTGTTGACGGAAATCTTCGTGTAAATGGTGGCACAACAGTGGTTGATACAAAAAATCTTTCA